CGNNCACATATCGCCGACACTAACATTATTATCACCGTTGAATTCTATGATTGGACTTGATTGGTTACCTGCACCTAAGTAGTCATTACCTACGTCTAAAAATATATTGTAAGCACTTACATTATATGCAACTGCTCCAATGCTTATGCCTTGTTTGGCTATGTTATCAAATAGGTTCTGTACAATGCGTACACCTTCTGGTCCACCGTTATCAGGGGTTCCTGTTCCTAGCATTACACCTTGATACATTGTAGTAAATTGTGAATTTTGTACGGTCACACCTTGTATATTTTCGTTAGTGTTCACACCATATGTTAAGTTTGTGAACAAACAGTTGTTGAATTCAATTTGCTTACATGTATATGCAACTGTGCTATCAAACATAACAGCAGCAATATCGTCACTGGCGTTAGCTGGTGCACTTGCTAGTGAACCAGTAAAGTTTACATTATTAAACGAAACTTGATTAGCACGATCAACTAATACAAGATCAATTGGTTCTTTACTTGTGAATGACATACCATTGATTACAATTTGTTCCGGAGCAGTTGCACTGTTGGAACCAATATTAACTCCAGTTTGTTGTAGACTGTCAGCAGTACGCATCACATAAGTACCGTAACTACTGTCACTAGATACATCCATTTCAAGTATTGCACTATTTGGACCATCGCCCCATAATTGTGCATAAGGTGGAACCTTAATTGATTGGGTTATTCTATATGTTCCGGCTGGAAAATAAAGGCTACGTCTAATAGTTGTGTTTGTTTGTCTACAAAATAATTGAAACAATGCTCGGTTAATTGCATCTGTATCGTCTGTAACGCCGTCGCCAGTTGCACCAAAGTCTAAGACACTGGCAAAATTATCTAGTTTTGCCTGTATTGTTTGTGTAACTGGATCACCTGATGTTGGTCCAGTTTGTACAGTATATCCAGCATGTTCGCCTTTGTAGGTATAACTTGTTGCTAAATTAAGTATATCACTATATTGTGTTAATATTTCAGTGTTACCAATTGCTGGTGCACCATCTGCAATTGTGCCGTTCCCAATGTACAACCTGCGTGCATCAATCACCCAACCAAATTCGGCGCCTGCTAATTGTGGTAGGTTGTCTGCTAAACCTTTACGGTTTGTAATTCGTGATACTTGTACTATTGCCATCTATTGAAACTCCGTAATCTAAGTGTATTTAGCCTGAGATATAGTATTGTTCAACTCTCTTCCACCACTGCTGACGCCAGTGTTCAAAGTCATCACCTTCCACTATAAATTCTTGATACAGTGGCGCTTCTTTAAGATGGCCCATTTCGTCAACTGCTGGCTTCACTGCCATAAGCACTACACCTTTGCGTATTTTTGTTCCATATACTTCATTGTGAGCTTCTGCATATGCACACAATTGTAATTTATAATCTTCAATCCACTCAACTTTTTTTGGTTTATTTGATTGCTTGAAATCCATAATTGCATGTTCGCCACTGTGTACTCCAACACAGTCTGTAGTACCTGCATATATACCTGGAAAGTACATAGGCACTTCAACACCCCATACTTCATCAACATTGCACATGCCTTGTTCTATTACTGCTTGTGCCATGGCATGTGATTGCCAACTAAATGGATTGTTGCCACGTTCTTTGATAGTGCCATCAATACAATAGTTTTCCAAATAGGTATGCATTCGTGTACCTCTGTTGGCGGCTTCAGTCACTATCTTTTGTGCTTGGTCAGTGCCTACACGTTTACGCCATCGTGCTAGACCTTCTTGTTTTTCTTTTGATTGGGTAGCACCAAGTATGGTAGTTACACTAGGTACGGCCTTGCCATCAGGAGTAGAATACAGTCTCTTGCCGTCAACCTGTTTCCGTGATAGATTTTTGTATTGAAATTTTTCTATAAGCATGTATATATTATATACTATACGTGTATGAAGTCAAGAAGTTTATGTAAGTTCGTTTGCCGAATCGGCCATACCGGCAACTGTATCTTGTGCTTGATCAACAGTCATAGTATCTTCGCCTTCGTCACCTGTAACACCTGCACCAACTAGTATAATATTTTTATCATCTACATTAGACACAATATTTTTTAAAGGATCTTGTATAGAAAGAGTACGCAGTTGTTCGTCTGTAATGTTAACACCCATGTTGTGTGCCATACTTAAAAACACATCAATTGGAACTGTGTAATCGTTATTGACATCATCTGATCGGCCTAGTAGGTATTGTGCAAGTGCCACTAATTGCTGAGCAGACGGCTTGTCTGCTCTTTCTGTAAACTCGCGTATACGCATTTATCTTCTAGCTCTACCTAAACCTGCATCTTGTACATCAACATTAACATCTACGGCTTCGCCACCTGCTTCTGCATCAACATTCACATCAGCAGTTGCATCAACTGGAGCAGGTGCTATAGGATCTGCTAAAGGATCTGCTCCTGGCTCGCCTGCCATTGGAACTCCGGCTACTTCTTCTTGTCCTGGTACCACTGGCTCTACTCCTGTCATGGTTCCTTGTGCGGCTTCCATTTCAGTTTTTGAAGCCTGTATTGCATCAACTAGTACTGCTAGACTTTGTCCGGCTGCATTGTTAAATGCCTGTGCTTCTTGTGTTCCTATAGTTGTTTGAATGCTACCACTTAGTGCTGGCAAATCTTTGAACTGCATTGATGTAATTTCTTCCAACATCTTTTGCATTCTATCTACCATATCTTGTGCGGCTAATACAACTTGTGCTTGTGCAACTTCGTTTTCTGTTAGGTAACGACCTGCCTTTGTTCTCAGTGTCATACCTTCGTTACGCATTTTGTTTAGTATTTTGCCAGCATTTCTACTTTCTTTAAAACCACCAAGTGTCTTAGCAAGGTTTGCACGTTTTTCTGTTTTAGCATTGTAGTCATCTTTGTTTGCTAATACTTTATTGGCAAATGCACTGGTACTCATTCCGGCGGCCTTTGCTTGTCTTGTAAACGCACCAGGATTTTTACTTGTTGCTTTCTTAATCCAGTTTTCTGCTTCTCTAACTAGCTCTTCTTCACCAAGTTTTATTTTACCATCATCAACATCTTTTTTGAACTGCATAGCAGTTGCTTGATCGTCTGTTGATCCAATTATGTCACCGTCGTTTTTGATTTGTGTTGCACCAGTTTGTGGTTCGAGTGTAACGTTTGCTTCACGTAATCTTGCAGACAATCCTCTTTCCATGACCAATAACTTCATATACCCAGCATCTTTTTCACTGCTATGCATCTTAGTTGTTGTACGGTGTTCATAGATTAAACCACGAACTTTTGTTAACATGTTACTTGAGTCTCTTGGAGACATTTTTGTAAAATCAACACTGTTGCCAAAATAGCTCTCGAGCACCTTCTGAGACTTTTTAGTTTGGGGTGTTTCTAAGTCGAATAGTTTCATTATCAAATCCTTTTTGCTGACAGTATTTAGCAACATTGATGCTTTTCGTTAATTGTTTTTGTATCATATGGTAGTCGTGTTTTGCACTGTCCAGTCTAGTAATAACAACTTCTCTACGAAATTCATCTGTGTGTGGACTGGTAATTACATGTCTATAGTGCATCATCTCTTGTTGTCTGCCAAGTAGTTTATTTTCTAATGCCACAAGGTGTTTTGCATCCATCTGCATTTTATTCTTATCTAATATACAAAAGCTAAGTGCTATTCTACAACTACTGCAAGTTTCAACTAGATAATTATCTCTGTAGATGCTATACTCGTTTGAAGATTCTTTAACTATTTCGTAATCTGCAAACGCCATAATGCTATCGCCATCTCTAAAAATAGCATTAGGGTTGCTATTCAGAAGTTCATCTGCGATTCGATGTAATAAACGAGAAGCTTTTTCTGTTACCCGACTACGTAAGTTATCACTAACCATCCAACTGTTCCTACAAGAGCTGCAATTATACCTGTTCCCCAGCCAAGTAGCTGGTCGGTTCTTCTTTGGGCCATTTTCTGGACCATACCATGAACTTCATTAATCATCATTTCCAAGCGATCAACTTTTTTATCTAAGTTTTCTATGTTTTGTGCCATAGATTTGTATCGCTCTGCACATAAATCAACATGTGCTTCTAAACTCTTTTTCTCAATCGGTGCGGTGTCTACCATCGTGATCTCTACGTAATTCTGTTACTCATATTTAGCTACATAGTGTCTTGAACTAGGTCAAAATATATGTTAGGATTATCACCTGTAGCTATTAAATACGGCATTAAAAAGCCCTCTTTGTATGTTTCATCTAATCCTGTAATCATTGGAACACCATTCACAGACTCTTTTAATAGTCCAGTTGGATCGTTGCCATTAGAAAATGATCCATCATGAGAAATACAAAAAGAAAACTTCCAGTATTTGTCTCCTTCTTCTGTTACAAAAGAAACAGGGTCTGTGATATCTTGCGGATTTGCTCTAAGACTAGCACACTGTAGTATAGTTTCAAAGTTTCGTTGTTGATTGCGACTAAAATCCCATTGCTCTACTGTGGTTATAGGATGGCCAGTTTTTATTTTTCTGTAACTGGTGGTTCCAGTTCGTGTACAATCAAAATGTGTTTTTACTTCAATTCTTTCCATTTCGTAAACTCCAATAGACTTGTAGTTTGTCTAGCATTTCTTTAAGTGCAGGGTCGTTGGCACTTTCGGCTACTATCTCAGTAAAATTTTTAGAGATTGCATGTACGTCTGGCTTTTTAATTACGAGTTCACGCTCAGTGCTATTTTGGCGACGTCTATAAACTGTGTCACCTTTGTCAGGACTTTCGTATATCCATTGTATTTTGTGCATAGGGTCGTCTAAGTAATTTTGCATACGAATATTTAGTCGTAAAAAAACCCTAGTTAATAAAAACTAGGGTTATTATTTTTTAATAGTAAATTAAAATTATGCTAATTTAAAGTTACCTGATGTTACGTCTGAACCTGAACAGTCAATGCCGCCAGTACCTGCAGAAGTTAGTGTTCTTACAGATGTCTGTAATGTAGCAGTTGTGTATGCACCTGTTGGGTAAGTTGCAACTGAAATTTGCCCAGTTGAATCATCTTCTACCTGATAGATGTAAACTCCAGCAATCTGTTGGATGTTTTGCATAATTGCTTCTACTGCTAATCCTGTTCCAACTTGTGACTGTAAGTCTTGAGCTGCGTTTGANGCGTTCTCAACAATGATTTTGAAAAAGTCTAGTTTTGGACCAGTTACGTTTACTGCTCCTGATGTTGCTAATGCGCCGGATAAACTTCCGTTGCCAGTATCAATGTGGAATACCTGTTGAGCATTACCGTGGGTTCTTGTGAATGATGCCATTTTAATCTCCTATATCTAATGGTGGAATCGCTTATGCGGTTCCTACTTTTATTTAGCGTCTTTTGAAGATTTTTGTTCGTCGTAAAAACTCGTAAAACTCGTTCTGTAGACCCGATTTACGCATCTGAAGCATGAGTCTATCACGTATTACATTCTTATCTCTTGGAACAATGCGTTCCCAAATAGAAATTTGTCTACGCATTTGTATAAGTGGAGCTGGTAAAAAGTCTACCATGTTACGTTGTAGCATAAGCATCATATAACTATAATCACTGTTTTGAAAGTCACGTTTTGCAATTGCACGTAAGTTACGTTTCAAACGCAATTCAGGAATAGTAATAACAACGTCTTGTGCAACACGATCTTTGAACTTGTTTGGCTTCATTATGATTGCTATTATATTATACAAATCTGGTTGACTGGTTCTAAAGCCAGGCCAATTTTGCAACTTCATTATATTTTCAGCAACACGAGCCGCATAAGCTGGATCACTATTGGCTAGTATTTGTAATGCCAGCAGTTGTTCAAACAACTGCTCACCAAGGTTACTTTGTTTTAGTCCGTTTAACTGTCTTGGAGTTCTGTAGGCACGACTTTCTTCTAACCAACCAAAAGCAATCTTGTTTTTTTCTTTGTTTTCTTGTAAACCTTTAACACGTGCAATAGCATTCCATCTTGCGGTAACAGTGTCTACCCATTCCCAATTGTCACCTGAGAATGCACTTACGCCTTTAGAGAATATATCCCATTCACCTCTGTGTATTTCATTATCATCTAGGTGTCTTGCTATCTTGTATTCAATACCGTTGTGTGTCATCAAGTATGCACCAGGCTCTTTAGGATGCTTTTTAGTAGCACCTTCGTTTACAACTGTGCTTTCGCCGATGTAGGCTTTAATTGTTTTGATACCTTGTGCTTTATATGCTTGAAGTCTGTGATTTCCATCTAACAGATATCCATTGTCGCCAATTACTACAGGTGGAAATTTTGTGGTGTCTGATTTTTTATATTTTTCAATATTGGCTTGACTCATTCCATCGCTTTTTACTGCTGTTGGTATTTTGTCAACTTGTATATCTTTAAGTGTAAACCCCTTATGAGATAGAACATATTTTGACCAGTCTGAACTTGGGTCAGACGCACCTGTATGTGTGCCTTTCATTTCTTTTGCCAGTTTTGCCAACATTTGCTCTGATGACATCACTTGTCCTGTACTTTCTTTTACATCTGTACGTACACTCTTACGTGGCATCTCATAACGTGTGCCAATTTTAAAGGGTGAGTCTTCTACGGCAAATATGCGATTAGGAGTTGAAAAGTTGTCCTTACGCATTATTGTTTTTGCAATGAGGTCAAGTTCGTTGTTGTTTTTGTCAAAGACCAATGCAAAAGGTACATTAATGTCAGTTTGTAAATCACGCATCACGGCTTCGCTATCTGGACCCATCTGTGCAATAGGCTTGCCGTAACGTTTGCGTTCTTGTTTGAACAAACGTGTAAGTTCTGCTGGCACTATAGGCTTGGCATTGCGTTCACTGTTTACTCTATCTTTAAAATGTCTTGTAAACTCCACGTCGATACCAACGTCTGCAAATATCCTGTCTGCAAATGTTTCTAATTGTTGTATATCTACTGCGGTTACACTCATTAACTTAACTTTTTCTTAATCCATAAAACCAACGCATAAACTGCGATTGCGTATACTGTTGCTATGCCTACGTCAACTAGGTGTTCACGCATATGGTATATAAATTGTATGCCTGCTTCTGCATCTGACATTATGCTACTCCTGGGTTATTGGCTGCAAAGTTTACTCTGCTAAATTTATCTCTGTCAACTAACTTTATACCATCTCCAACATAGCCTTCATGACCAGGCACACCTTTAATGTTTGCTTGGACGTCTTGTTCTTGAGTATCTAGTGCTTTGATAAGTTGATCTTTCAATAGTGCGATATTTACAAATGTACTGAACATTGCACTAACTGCACCTTTGTTTTCATTCATCCATTCAATTATTCTTGGTGCTTTTTTTGGTTCTTTATTTAAGATCCATGGGCCAAAGTCCTGTACCATGTTGGTAAAGCCACCTTGACGTACCTTAAAGTTAATGTACTGTTTCATAAGAGCCGGTGTGTTTGTAATCTTACGTGATCGTAACTGTTGCGGATCTAAAAAAGCATCTATTGCTGGAGCATATTCATTAAAAGCATCTTGTATTTTTATAACAAGTCCTTTATCCAGCTCTATTGCACTTCCTGTATCTCTCATTGTACTGTCTAATGCAAGTACGCCTGGAACTTTATCAAGCACACGTGTGGTTACTGGACGTACTGTTCCCTTAGGTTTGTCAATTTCTGTATGTACTGCAATACCAACGTCACTGTTTCCTATTGCTTTTCCGAGGGGTGTATCATCACTTACACGATATGTAACTTGATTTGGAGTAAACACATATGCACCATTTTCAACTGGCGGTGTCGCTCCGTACAATAAATCTGCTTGTATAAAACCTCTAAAATGTTGTGGAATCGTACGTTGTAATAAAGGAAAAAGTTTTTGATATATGCCAATTAGATCTGTGTAGTCACCTTTTCTATTGCTGAACACTCTTGCCATGTCTCTTGCACTAGTAGCAAGTCCATTATAGCCAGTTGCAACAAATCCGCCCTTGTCTGTAAGTATAAACTGTCCGCTATTATCACGTCCAAATACTATTGCAGGCTTACCGTCCCATTTAATTGTGTTTACCTTAGCAGGTTCTTCAGCACTACGTTTTATACCATCTAGTGCTTGTGTTATTCCTTTTGATCCAAGATCAAATACTAAATCTTCTGGATGTTCTATGCGAGCGCCTTCTGCCAGATAAGGTTTATAAGGAGTACGTTTATCCGTAACAACTTCCATGCCTTGGTTTACAATTCGATCGCGAAGTCTTGCAAGCCAATCGCTTCCACCTTCTTTTATTGCTTCAAATGTAAAACCTTCTCGTTCTGCATATCCACGGAAGTCCTCTAATTTTTGATCACGTTGCGAATCGTTTCGTAAAGCACCAAGGATTGCTTCTACACTAAACAGATCTCTTTCTGTTGCACCTTTGTTTAGAATGTATTTTGCAATTTGTTCTGGCTGATCTGTAATATAACTATTATCCATTCGACTTAATAAGCCAGAATTTGGAGATAACTTATACCCTGCCGCTTTAGCAATTGAATTCATTAATACGTTACGTGTTACACCTTTGTATTCACTCTGGGGATCTGCTCTCATTAAGAACTTTGAAAAGTCTGGCTTTTGTACAAACATAAAATCTGTTTGTATGTAGCCTTTGTCTTCTCTGCCAGTAATAGGAGCTTTGAAATGTACACTTACTCCGCTCTTACGTATCCATTCTTTAGGGTCAAATCCGTGTGACTCTGCCCACTTGGTAAGTTTTGCTACAAGATCATCTTTGCTCATTGTTTTTGGGTCGATTGCAAGGTCCAAGTCACCCGATGTTGGCTTCTGTCCAGTACTACCAAGCATGTTATCCATGAGAGGCAAACCAGTAAGTTGTTCCAACCAGTTAACGGTTGGCTTTACATCTGTCTGATTGATGCGTGTTGTTGCTATAGCACCGTCAGCATCCTTGAAGACGTTGCCACCCTCTTTAATATACATTATTTGCCCTGTACGTTTACGTTAACTGGTCTTCCGCTGGTAGTTTTTTGTACGGTAGGATTAGCAGTTGGTTGGGCTGGCTTTGTGGCCAATGTCAAGTATTGAATTACTTTGTCTTTGATTGCAGGCAGAGCATTTATTTTAGATACTAAATTCTGTATTGGATCATTACTTACAACCTTTTCAATCTTAGGCATTTTTAAGCCAGCAGTTTGATAACTCTGTGCCATCACTCCAGGATCAACTCCAAAGTTGCTAATTAATGTCGCAACTTGCACTGCATCAGTTGGTTTGCCTGCTTTGGTCCAGGCTTTCATAAGTTTATCAGCAGTAACTTTTGTTGTTATGTTAGTACCAACCTGTTGTGCTTTTGCCAAGCCTGCTTGAGCACCTTTGCTTATAGCATCACCTGCGGCTGCGGCTCCTTTGCCAATGGCCTGTTTTGCTTTGCCTAACATGCCTTTGAAGTTTGGTGCTTCCATAAGATGTTTGTCGTTTTTGTATGCAGTGGCTATAAACAGTTTAGTAATTTGGGTTTCGGTTAAACTGTTTCCTCTACGTCTGCGACTTTCTTGTGCTTGTCCTTGTTCTCGTTGAGCAGCGTTTGCTTCTACTCCTGCAAGACTTGCTCCTATACCAGCAGCCGCAGTACCTTTGATGATGTTTTGCAACATATCATCAACAGCAGTTTCTATTGAACCACTAACAGTTCCGCTAAGAACATTGTCTTGTAATTCGTCTGCAAGCTCTGGTGGTAAATTTTCCATTGCTTTATCAAGTGCGGCACTATATGGATTGGTAGTCATAGTTACACTTTTCATGCTATATAACGGAGTGCCGTCAGCATTAGTACCTGTAATTTCTACTTCTGCAGTACCACCATATTCAGTTCCATCCGGCAAAGTCTTTGTTACATTTGATTGGAAAACCTCACCAACTTTTGCATCAGAAGGAACACCATCAACTGCTATATCGTCGCCTACACTAATACTAGTATCAGCACTTATGGTTTGATTAAGGAACTCTTTCTGAGCCATTGCTCTGTCCAGACCTTGTATTTTTTGCAGTTGATCAATCTGTTCTTGTGTCATACCAGCATCAAGAAATCTTTGCTTGTTTGCTTCAAGCCATTCATTGTTTGGTATGTCTGCAGAGTTTACACCAGCTTGGTTAAGTTGTTCTGAGGACAAATTACCAGTAACTTCTGTAGCATCAGCGGCATTAGATGCTGATGTTGTTTTTTCAATGTTAGCTCCTATACCTTCAATGCCTTTTTCTGCTTGTATAGCGTCGATAGCATCATTAACACTTCCACCGTCTGGTGCTCCAAGTGCTACTATCTTGTCATCCAGCTGGCTTATTTGATCTTGAAGTACTTTGTTTGCTTCGGCTCCGAGGTCACCTTGCCCTGCTAGTTCTGCCAATGCAGTTCTTGATTGTATCAGTTCACTGGCTGCATCTGCATCAAGAGCTTCAAGACTCTGAGCACCCATGCCACTAAGTTTTGTAATGTCAATTTCACCAGATGCATCATTGATAAATGTGTTTGTAATTTCAGGAGGTAACAGTTGATCAATACCTGCTGATATCTGATTAAAGACTCCACCTGCAAGAGCACCAATTGCGGCAGTCTTAACACCTTTACCAACAGCAGTGGATACTTTCTCACCTTTTATAAGTTCAACGGCACCTTTAAGTGCTTGACCAGCAATAGCACCACCAATTGGTCCGCCAGCAACACCTGCTAGTGCAGTAAGCACACCAATAATGGCTGCAGTCTTGCCAGGGTTTTCTTTTGCCCAAGTACCTAGTCCAGTTAGTTGTTTATCTAATTCTGGAAATTTTGCTCCAACTGATCCTTTTAGTTGTTCAAACTTAGCATCAAAACCTTGCACTGGTGCAGTATTCTGTACCCACTTGGCAGCATCTTTGATAATTTTACCTGCGGCATCAACTACATCTTTACCTTGTCCGATGGCAGTTCTATTGGCGCCTCCAGCAGTTGCAGTCTGCTCAATTGTCTTAAACAGTGCATTGATCTGTTGGGCACTGATTTGTGCTTCGTTAATAATTTTAACGTGTGAACGATCTAGACCTTCGCACAGTTGTGAATAAAACTTCTGACTACGTGCAAACTGTTCTTCAATTCGTTTTGCTTCTAATAGTATACTCATGCTGCCTGTAATCCTTTCAACAACTTGCCTTTGCTTCCTGCGTCAAGTTTGTTTACTGTTTTTGTTAAACCCGGTGATGCCTTCTCAATAGCAGAGATTAATGCTTTGTGTTCTGGATTAGATGGATCAAGTTGTACACCGCCTGCTTTAACACCTGCTTTGTTTTTTACATCTGTTGCAGTTTTGCTCATTGGCTTGCCAGTTTTATCGTCCTTACCGTCCTTGTTAGCATCTACTTGAGCTGGTCCTTTTCCAGTTGATGCCGGTGCCATTGGCTTACCACTCTTATCATCTTTGCCATCTTTGTTCTTATCAACTTGAGCCACTGGTGCCTTTTGTCCTGGTACCGCAGTTGCACCTTTTTGTGTTGTTGCTTGATTAATGCCTTGCTTGATACCACTTTGCTTTGCTACCTTCTTTTGATTTCGTGCAATGCTTTTATCAACAGCAGTTTTAGCAGTATTAGTAGCAGTTGCTTGTGTGCCTGTAGTTCCTAGTTTCTTTTCTAAGCCTGCTTTTCTTTGTGCTTCTGCATCTGCTTTTTTTAAGCCAGCACCTACACCAGTTGGATTTGGATTAACACCTTGTCTATAATTGTAACCACTGCCTGCGGCAGTATCGAGTGCAACGTTACCAACATTCTTTGCTAAGTTTTTAAGCACTCCGCCTGTCTTAGACGGTTGTTTTTGTTGCTGTTGATTTTGTTGTTGTTTTGGCTGTTGTTTTGTTTGCACATTGGCACCACCGCCACCTACGGTTTGTTTACCTGCGTTATAACCTTGTTTTATAGCACTACCTAAGCCTGCTACGCCGCCTGCTACTGATCCAAGGGCCTTAGCACCTGCACCAACAGTACGTCCAATTCCTCTACCAAGTTTATTAATTGCGTCAAACTCAGCAAGTAGTTGTGCTTTTAGCTGTTGTTCTGTAAGTTTATTTGTCATCTGTGCGTCTCACTGATCTAGAAAATTTACTAGGATCACGAAGTCGAATAGCATTTAACAGTTTGCGATGCAGGTTCTCTGCTTGCTCACTATCATACAACTCTTCAATCTGTTCCATTAGACGCACGGCACTGGCAATAACGTTGCTGGCACGACTTTCTACAATGTATGAACGTTCCTGTTTCTGGCTGTAACGTTCAGTGTAAATACCATCTAATTCTTCAAAGATGCTTCGAGTCTTTTTTTGCATGACTTTGTTTGTCCTTTGTAGTATTTATGTATATTTGTACAGTTGTTGGTTTTCTTTTTCCCAAACTGCTTCATCAAATCTTTGCCTTAACCACTTATTTTTTCTATACAAATAAGCATTCATTGATTTCCATTTTTTCCAGGAACTATTATTTGTCTCAAAAATTTCATGATTCTCATTTATTAAGTCTATCAGCTCGAGAGTTTCACAATTTGGTTTAGATTTGATTATTCTTGGTAGTGCATACTCTTTTGCTAATTCTCTAATTTTGTCAATTGACTCCATTGTATCATTTTCTATCCACTCTGGGTTCATAAACTTTTGACATCTTGCAAATATTATGTATCGGCTTTCTATATTCTCTGTAGTAATGATTAATTTTTTATTAAAATATTCTAGAGGTATTGTTTCATCATGCGTCTGATACCAAACATCCGATTTGCACTGTTTAAGATTCTGATCAAAATTTTTAAGGTTTTTGAGTAGTTGGTGTTCTCGCCCACCTACACTGCCTTCTAATCGAGGACTCCAGATAATTTGCTTATTGTTTAGAATGGTAATAACAATACCACCACAAGCAAAATCAGTGGCTATTAAAATATTGGGCAATCTCGCTGAAGGTGTTTTGCCATTTAAGTTCTCGCCATTCATCTAATTTTTCTACCCAATCTATTGCAGTCTTATGTTCTGTATACGGATACTGATTCAACATTATACTTACTGGATGGTTGATACCATATTTGTCTTTTACCTTGTCTCTTAGAAGAGGAGGGGTTTTGTCAATTCCAATGTTTCCGTAACATGGATGAATATTGAAATCACTTTTATCTCCAAAACGATTTGTTGCTATTGTTTGATTATACCATTCTTCTATACGATCATAATAATACACATTAAACGGATTAAGTGTGTGTTCAATTCCAAACATTACATTACCTGGATAAATTTCTTTTGCCTTATTAATGTTTTTGCTGATTGTATTAAACTTTCCTGGCCATCTTAGATATTCAAATTGTTCATCAACTCCATCTATGCTTCCAATAACCTTTACTAATTTAAATCTTTCCCATTGTTTGATAGTAGCCTTTGATGGAAATAGTGTGTAATTACTTGTATATTGTAACACAATATCCTGTGGGTTGTCAATCAATTCCAGTATTTTTCTGTGTGTATTGTTCATCAATGGTTCGCCGCCGCCAAACTTGATGTACTTTAATTTGCTTGTATCTAAACTGTGAAACCATTTTATTAGTTTATTGTCTGCATCTACTCCTTTACGATCAACAAAAGGTCCAGATGCAATACCGTTCCGCACATTCTCGTCATGCCAAAAACTACTACTATGGCTACCGCAACTTGTACATGCTAAATTACATTGCATAGTAACTGCGATTGTTAGCATTTGTAAACCTTCAACATTATCCATAATATCAAAGCC